AGTTGACAGTCTGCCAACGTATGATGATTTAACTTATAGTCCTGAGCGTATTGCACGATTCGATCAAGGCGAGCAGCCTGATTCAGCTCCTAGCTTAGACTTCTCGATGCAGGTAGTTGAGATATACGAGTGCTTTATACGTATTGACGAGGATGAGGATGGTATTGCTGAGTTACGTAGGATTGTTTACTGCGGTAACGAGATTCTGTATGACGATGAGACTGACATAATTCCGTTCCATTCGTTGTGTCCTATTCCAATTCCACACAAGTTCTTTGGTCAGTCATTAGCTGACAGAACGATGGACATTCAGTTAATCAAGTCCACGTTAATGCGTCAGACTTTGGATAATTTGTATCTAACTAACAACGCTCGTGTTGGCGTGGTTGACGGTCAGGTTAACCTTGACGATATGCTTAACGCTACGCCTGGCGGCATTATCCGAGTAAAGAATCCTAATGCGCTGATACCTTTGCAAGTGCCTTCAGTTACAGGTCAAGCGTTCCCAATGTTTGAGTATTTGGACGGTGTAGCAGCCAAGCGTACAGGCGTATCAGACGCTAATTCAGGTTTAGATCCAGATATATTGTCTAACGTCACAGCTACTGCTGTAGCGGCTATGATGAAGTCTAATAGCGGTAAGCTAGAGTTGATCGCTCGTATCTTTGCTGACACTGGCGTTAAGTCGTTATTCAGAGCTATCTTGCATCTATTGGGCAAGTATCAGGACAAGGCTAAGATTATCCGCATGCGTGGTAAGTACGTACAGTACGATCCAAGAACGTGGGCGAATGAATACGACATTAGCATTAACGTAGGTCTTGGCTCTGGTGACAGAGATCAGAAGCTAGCAATGTTGCAAATGATTCTGGCTAAACAAGAGCAGATATTGCAGCAGTTCGGGCCATCTAATCCGCTAGTATCGGTAGGTCAGTATCGCACCACGTTAGCAAAGTTTATTGAGTCAGCAGGTTTCAAAGATGCAAACGCATTTCTTAACGAGATTACTCCTGAACAAGATGCTGCTCTTGCGCAGCCTCAACCCCCTTCTCCCGATGCACAGGCAGAGGTTGCTCAGATGCTTGCGAACGTTGAAAGAGAGAAGATCGCTGCGAAGTCGCAGATTGACAATGAAAAGCTAAAGTTAAAGCAGCAGGAACTCGAAGCCCAATATACCCAAAAGGGCTTAGAGATGGCTATGAAGAACCAGCAGCAACAGGCTGACATCAAGATTAAAGAAGCACAGTTAGCTGTTCAGCAGTTACAGGCAATCCTAACGATGGATATGGCAGACGAGCAGATGCGTCAGAAGCAAGCTGAGATTGTCCTGAAAGCAATTAAAGAATTAGGTGGTTTAGTCCAATGAGTAAAGCAGATTGGGCAGCTCGGATACTTCAAGATGAGCGATTCATTGAGGTAATGAACGAGCTAAAAGAATTAGAGATACAGAAGTTTAGAAGCACAGATTACAGCGACATGGAACTACGTGAACAAGCGTATCTACGCCTCAGAGTTCTAGAGGATATAGAAGGTTATATTCAGGGGCTTACTAACCAAAAGCTCATTGACGCAAAAAGATGGAAGATTTTGTAGTCCGTATAGGGCGGTTCCCTATATAATTATGGAAATGAAAACATGAGCGATACTGAAAGCACCACTCCAGAGGGAAGTGCGCAGTTAGATGTAAATGGTGCAGCTAACGCTATTTTGGGATTAATGGGTACTGATGACGGCTCCGAACAGGAACAACCAGAACAGCGCACAGAATCCAACGATAGCGATGCCGAATCAGAGGAATACGAGGAATCGGAAGAATTTGAGGTAGAACAAGAAGAAGCTGATGAGCCAGAGGAACATCAAACATTCCGAGTGAAAGCTGCGGGAGAAGAACGTGATGTAACCCTTGATGAGCTTATTAAGTCATATCAACTTGGCACTGATTATACAAAGAAATCGCAAGCTGTAGCGGAAGAACGTAAGGCAGTTGAAGCTGAACGCCATGCAGTTCAAGAAGCGAAGCAACTCCGAGATACTTATGCGGAGAGGTTGCAATACATTGAGCAAGCCTTGATGCAGCCTCAAGAAACAGAGAATCTGGAATACCTGAAAGAGACTGATCCTATTGGATACGCTGTTAAAGTTGCAGAGATGTCTCAGAGGGAGAAGCAGTTAGCGCAGGTTCGTGCTGAGAGACAACAGATCGCTCAACAGCAAGAATACGACAGACAGCAGCAACTACGTGCAACGGTCGCACAAGAAGCTGAGAAGTTAGTCGGTGCGTTACCTGAATACGCTGATCCTGTTAAGGGTGAGGCGATCCGTAAAGAGATACGCAGCTACGGTAAACAGGCTGGATTCTCGGATGATGAACTAGCGAATGTATTTGATTCACGTGCTGTATTAACGCTATATAAAGCTATGCAGTACGATAAATTGAAAGCATCGCAACCAGCTATTGCTAAGAAGGTGAATGAAGCTCCAAAGGCAATGAAGCCTGGAGTATCAAACCCAAGAGATAGCAATGCTGAGGATATTAAAAAACTGAAGGCTAGAGCTAGACAATCTGGAAAGATTAGTGATGCCGCAGCCGCTTTTGAACGATTCTTATAAGGAAGTATTATGCCTACATATCAAACATTTACCGCTATCGGTATGCGTGAAGATTTATCCGATATCATTTATAACATTAGCCCAACTGACACTCCAATTATGAGTTCTATTGGTAAGACTAGCGCAACTGCTGTTTACCACGAATGGCAGACGGACTCACTTGCTGCCGCTACAACCCAAGCAGCAGTTGAGGGTGCAGACGCAACTTCTATCACTGCTTCTCCTACCACTCGTGTTGGAAATTATACTCAAATTATACAGAAGACAATTCAGGTCTCAGGAACACTCGATAAAGTAGCAAAAGCAGGCAGAAAATCCGAGAAAAGTTATCAACTTGCAAAGGCCTCGGCTGAGCTAAAGCGAGACCTAGAGACAATCATTACTGCTAATCAAGGTAAGTCAGCAGGTACATCAACTGTAGCTCGTACTATGGGTTCATTGTTGTCATGGATCAAGACCAACAGCTCACAAGGCAGTGGTGGTTCGGCTCCAGCAACTTCTGGTACATCTACCCGTACCGATGGTACACAGCGTACTGCAACTGAAGCATTGATGAAAACTGTTATCGCTTCAATCTTTGATCAAGGTGGTTCACCAAAGGCTGTATTCGTTGGTTCAGCAGGTAAGCAGAAGGTATCTACCTTTGCTGGTATCGCTGTTAATCGTTATCAATTAACGAAAGCAGAACCTGGTGTTATCGTGGGTGCGGCTGATCTCTACGCTAGCGATTTTGGGACTCTGAGTATAGTGCCTGACAGATTCATGCGTAGTCGTGATATGTTGATCTTGGATCCTGAGTATGCAGCTATGGCTTACTTACGTCCATTCATGACTAATGAATTGGCTAAGTCTGGTGACTCTGAGAAAACTCAGATTCTTGCTGAAGTAACTTTGGAAGTGAAGAACGAAGCAGCACATGGTATCGTTGCTGACTTAGACTTCTCGCTGTAATTTGACTAGCCCCTGCCTGATGGTGGGGGCTTTTTAGAGGGATTAATGGAAAACTATCGCACTCAAACAGTTCATGCGGACGGTGATGGCGGCATTATCATCGAAACTAATCAAGATATAACTGACATCTTAGAACGTAATCAAGTTCTTAGAGACATTGATAAAGCTAGGACAGGAGCAACCGAAGATTTGCATTTGATTGGCTCAATACCTTTTACGGCTATTGATAAGCTAAATGAAATGGGAATCATGCGTGGCTTTGCTATTGTTGATGAAGTCGCTTTTAAAAAGTGGTTTAATCATCCTGACCAAGCAGTATTAAAGATATATCGGGGAACAGTGTGAGAGTTGGCGTTTGTATTCCATGTAGAGACGAAGTACATACAGGTTTTGCGTTTGATTTTGCTAGGATGGCTGCACACGATGCGTCTGTTCGATGCAGGGACGGTAAGGGTGGTCTAAGCCTCTATACGATGCCTGGGACACTTATATTTGATCAGCGTGAGAAGTTAGCTCAGGTAGCATTAAAAGAGGGCTGTGACGCTGTTCTATACATTGATAGCGATATGCGTTTTCCTCCTGATCTGATAACGATTATGTTATCTCGTGAGGTTGGAATCGTAGGTGTCAATGCTGTCACTAGACGTAAACCATGTATGCCAACGGCTAAACTGTTAGTTAAGTCAGAGGATGAGAAGGGGATTCGCCATCATTGGTCTAATGTCGATTCTCGTGGTAAGGAAGGTATTGAGAAGATTACTGCTGTTGGTTTTGGGGCGGTAATGATTCGTAGGGAAGTGTTTGAGAAGGTTCCTCAGCCGTGGTTTGATGCAGGATGGGGGCCAACTGGTGTAGTCGGTGAGGATGTTCACTTTTGCGTTAAGGCTGGCGATAATGGCTTTGATACTTATGTGGATCACGAGCTGTCTATGCACATCAAACACGTAGGTACGTATGAGTATGGCTGGGATGATTTTGAGCAACTAGAGGAATAATATGTCGTTTTCTACATACAGTGAACTAAAGACTACGATAGCTAGTTACTTAGCTCGTAGTGATTTAACGGCTATGATTCCTACGTTCATCCAGTTGGCTGAATTACGTCTGCGTAGAGAACTCAGAACTCGTCAGATGTTGGTTGTAGCTACAGCATCTACTACTGGCGGTGACTCTACTGTTGGATTACCTACAGACTTCTTGTCAATGCGTGACATTCACGTTAATACGAATCCTATTACGACTTTATCTTATCAGGCTCCTAATGCTTTCTATAACTCTTACAGGGCTACAGAATCAGGTAAACCTACTGAATATACTGTGTTAGCGACAGAGCTTCAATTGTCTCCTATTCCTGACAGCACTTATCAGCTTCAGATGCTTTACTACGCACAGCCTTTTTTCTTGAGCGACACGAATCAAGGTAATGTATTCTTAACTAACTTTCCTGATGCGTTGCTTTACGCTTCTTTAGGTGAGGCAGAACCGTATCTAATGAATGACGCAAGATTACAGACTTGGGCTAGTTTGTACGATAGAGCAATATCATCAATAACGATTGCAGACCAGAGTAGTGAGTACAGTGGTCAGCCAATGTCAATGAACTATAACGTGAGGTAAATCATGGCAGAAATGTCGAACTACTTAGAAAACGCTCTGATTAACGCTACCTTGCGTAATACGAGCTACACAAGTCCTGCTGCTGTTTATATCGGTCTATATACGTCTGATCCTACTGATGCCAATACTGGTACTGAAGTATCTGGTGGCTCTTATGCACGAGTAGCGGTTACGATGGGTGCGCCTAGTAACGGTGTATCTACGAATACTGCTGCGGTAGAGTTTGCACAGGCTTCTGGCTCATGGGGAACAGTTGGCTGGATCGGTATTCTTGACGCTTCTACTAGCGGTAACTTGCTGTATCACACAGCATTAGACACATCAAAAACTATATCATCTGGAGATATCTTTAAGATAGCTATTGGCGGTCTTAGCGTAACTCTGGCGTAAGGAGTAAGCGATGCCACTAGTTGTCGCAGATCGTGTTAAGGAAACATCTACCACTGCTGGCACTGGTACGCTAACGCTTGCTGGTGCTAGTGCAGGGTTTCAGTCTTTTGCTGTTATTGGTAACGGTAACACTACCTACTATTCTATTGTTGATAGCACTGCTAACACATGGGAAGTAGGTATCGGTACTTACACATCGTCAGGTACTACATTAGCTCGTACTACGGTATTGGCTAATAGTTCTGGTACTACTTCACCTATATCGTTTGCAGCTAATAGCAAGGACGTATTTGCTACATATCCTGCTGGCAAATCTGTTCATGAAGATTCTGATAATACGGCTTACGCAGAACAGTTAGGAGCTTCTAACGGTATCGTAATCAACAAGCAAACTGTAGCTACAAGTTTTTCTATTCCTAGCGGATATTCAGCTATGAGTTCTGGCCCTATTACGATTAATAACGGTATTAGCATAACTGTACCTGATGGTTCCAGATGGGTGGTTCTTTAGATGTTTGGTTTATCGGCATATTCGCAAGCACCGTATTCGTCATTAGCTGCTTCTGGTAATGTCGTATTAGCCACTGCTAGTGTAGATGCTTTTGCCACAGTAACAGCAAACGCTTTTGCTATATATAGTGGTGCAGGAAGTATTAACGGATCAGCTACGGTTTCTGCTGTTGGCATCAGGATTCAGACTGCTACAGGCTCTATAGATGCAACTGCGGTGGTAACTGCGGCTGGCGGCATTATTTATAGTGCTAGTGGCTCAATAATTGGTACTGCTACTGTAACGGCTAATGGTGGCTTAATAATACTTGCTACTGCTGCTGTAGATGGTACGGCAACGGTTACGGCAGAGGCTACTAGAACATTATTCTTTACTGGTGCTATTGACGGTACTGCTACGGTTACGGCTGACGGTATCAGAATTCAGGTAGGTACTGCTGCTATTGATGGGACAGCTACGGTAACATCAAGTAGCGAAGTTGATTACAGTGGCACTGCCTCAGTAGATGCTTTGGTAGAGGTTTCATGTTTAGCAATAGCTGTATGGAACGCCATAGCACGTATAGAAGCAAATGCAGACGTAAGCGCAGAGGGTCAGGTAATTGGAGACGAGTGGGATAACGTAGTAGAGCAAACGAATACTTGGACTATTGTTCCTGAAGGCGGTAACACATGGACAGTAGTAGCAACACAATCTGATACTTGGACAAGGCAATAAAGATGGCTAAACAACGCATAATATTCGGTGAATGGCTACCAGATCAACCTGGCGTTACAGGTGCTTTAACTGGCGCAGTTAACTGTTATCCAGTTACTAACGGATATGCTCCGATTCTTGATGAAGTTGAGTATTCTGACGATGCTAACGCTAATTTACTGACTTGTTTTGCGGGTAAATACGCAGGAACGGTATCATTATTTGGTGCTTCAGCTAGTAACCTGTACAAGTTTACTGCTGGTACTCGTGCGATGTCTCCATTAACTACTGCCGGATACAGTGCTATTGAGTATTGGGATGTTACGCAGTACGGTACAAAGATGATTATGGCTAACGGTACAGATAAATTGCAGTCATACACGTTAAATTCATCGACTTATGCTGGTGATTTGGCTGCTGCTGCTCCTGAAGCTAAGTATGTAACCGTAGTTAAAGACTTTGTAGTCGCTGCTAACGTAGCTGGCGAAGAAAACAAAGTTTACTGGTCGGATATTAACGATGAAACAGATTGGACTCCTGGTCTTGCTAGTCAATCTGACTCTCAGGTTATGCCTGACGGTGGTGACATCACTGGTTTAGCGGGTGGTGAGTTCGGTATCGTGTTCTTAGAACGTGCTATCTACCGTATGTCTTATGCAGGTAGTCCTTATTTCTTCCAGTTTGACGCTATTAACCGTACTTTAGGCTGTATCTCTGCCGGATCAATCATAAACTTTGCAGGATTAACATATTTCTTAGCAGACGATGGTTTTTACGTGTGTGATGGTCAAACAACTAAAGGAATCGGTACAGAAAAGATTGATCGTTGGTTCTTTGATAACGCAAACTTGACAGCCGTTAAGTTAGGTATGTCATCTGCTGTAGATACAGAGAAAAGACTGATAGTTTGGTTATTCCCTGCACAGAACGGTGACAATTTACTACTGATTTACAACATTGCGCTAAACAAATGGTCGTATGCAGAGACTACTGCTGACAGCGTATCGTTTGCGCTAACGCCATCTGTAACGCTAGAAGGTTTGGACGCATTTAGCGCAAGCATAGACTCGCTAGGCATATCTTTGGATGATCGTCAGTGGGTTGGTGGGCTATTGCTATTGTCTGCAACGAGAGGCCCTAATATCGTTACCTTTAGCGGTCAATACAAACAGGCTGCTTTAACGTCAGGTGATATAGATGTAGGTCATTCTGTTATTACTTTGGCTAGACCGATTGTGGACGCTGGTAGCGGCTCTGTAGCGGTCGCAAGTCGTGAGCTGTTAAATGATGCCATTACGTTCGGTGATGCGTCTGTAGCCGATTCTGAGGGTCGCTGTGGGCTACGTTCTGCTGGTAGGTATCACAGGGTTCAAACTAACCCTAGTGGCACATGGAAAACTGCTGTAGCGGTTGAGATTGATATTAGCGGTCAGGGTACTCGATGACGAGAACAGTACAGTTTCAGACGTTGCCGCCTTTTGGTGGAGATCAGCGACAGGTTGCTGAGGTCGTTCGTGGCGTTATGGATGGTAAGACGAATAATACTGGTACGGTTACTTTAGCCACAGGCAATGCGACTACAACGACTATATACGACAGCCGTATAGGCAAAGAGAGTTTGATATTCTTGGTTCCTATAAGCAATGCTGCTGAGGCTGATTCTGCGCCTTATGGTGCGTTTCAGGATACTACAGATCAGACTGCTGCTAATACGACTACAGCTTACGCAATAACGTTAAATACAACAGATTACTCTAACGGAGTATATCTATCGAATAGCTCAAGGCTAAACGTCAGAAATTACGGTATTTACAACATTCAGTTTTCTATTCAGTTTAAGAATTCACATAACGATTCTGAAGAAGTAGATGTATGGTTTAGAAAAAATGGGACAGATATAGCTGGGTCAAATAGTCGCTTTGGATTAACGACTCGTAAAAGTGCTGGCGATCCTAGCCACATGATTGCAGCAATTAATTTCTTTTTAGAATTGCAAGCCAATGATTATGTTGAGATAATGTGGCGTGTTTCTAATACTGGTATATCTATTGAGCATTATGGTACTAGCACAAGTCCTACAAGACCATCCGTACCTAGCGTTATAGCGACAATTCAATATATAGCTCCATCAGCTACAAGTAACATATACGTTTCTTCACAAACTCAAGGGAGTGCTACTTTGACGCATTGGTCTAATAACACAGCAGATAAGACATACGGCTACATAGTGGTGGGTTAATGGAATTTCGACATATTCCAGTAGCAGATATTCGGAAGTGGTGGTCATCAATTAAGGCTCCACTAGAACAAATTAAAAGTCGTAGTCCAGAGGATTGGATAGTAGAAGATGTCTATGTAGATTTGATGTCTAATAGATCGCTACTATGGGTAGCTTTAAAGAATCAGAGGTTCGCAGGATTCTTTATATTGCAGCCTCAAGGATTACATTTGCATGTATGGGCAGGATGGACGTTAGAAAATGATTATCAAATAGTACAAGATGCGTTAAAATACATAAAAGGCGTAGCAAGTCAAGCTAATGCCAAATTTATAACATTCTCTAGCCATCGTAAAGGTTGGCAGCGTAAGGCAGAAAAGCTCGGCTTTAAGCCTAAACAATGGATTTGCGAGGTGTAATATGGGTGGAGGCGGTGGAGGTAGCACTACGACCAGCGGCATTGACGAAAGTCTAAAGCCGTATGTAACGTATGGTCTTGAGGAAGCAAAGAAGCAATATGAGGCTCCTGGGGCGCAATTCTTTCCTGGGCAGACTTACGTAGGCCCTAGCCAAGCTACTCAGACAGCATTGCAAGCTGCTCAAACTAGAGCTATGTCAGGATCTCCTATTCAGGCAGCAGCTAATCAAGAATACTTAGCTACTGTTCAAGGACGAGGTGTTAATCCATTCTTAGAGGGTGCATTGTCAGGCGTTAATCGTCAAGCTACTGAGGCTTATACTCGTGGCGTACAAGGTATTCAATCTAACGCTGCATCTAAGGGTCGTTATGGATCTAATGCAATGGGTCAACAGGTAGGTCAAGCTCAGGACATATTTGGTCGTAACCTAGCGGAACAAGCAGGTCAATTAGCTTATGGTTCCGCTGAAGCTGAACGTGGCAGACAAATGACTGCTGTGGGTAATGCCCCTGCTTATGCTCAATCTGATTACCAAGATATTCAAAAACTAATAACAGCAGGTCAAGGGCAAGAACAATACCAACAGAAAGCTCTGCAAGACGCTATCAACCGTTACAACTACGAACAGACTGCTCCAGAGCGCAAGCTGCAACAATTCACGAATCTATTTACTAGTGCGCCTGGCGGTGGAACTAGTACGACTACGCAGTCAGGCGGTAAGTAATATGTATGGAGAAACTTAAAAAAGACGCTTTGCTTATGGTTTATGAATCAATAAAGCACAGAGTTAATTTTGAGTTTGATGTTTATGAAAATGCTGTAAAAGATTGGGATGTATTGCCGTTAGTAGAGAATAATATAGTTATAGGTGGAGTTTTAATAAAAGATAATGAGATACATGTTGGATATGGAGTTAAGCCTAAAAGCACTATTCTTCCATATATAAAAAGTATATTAAACGAAACAATTAATAAATACGGACATGTTACAACGTCAGTAATGGAAGAAAATGAAGTTGGTTTGAGATTCTGTAAAAGACTTGGATTTACTAGAATTGGCGAAGAAAACGGTACTATTAAGTTAAGATGCGACAGGAGTAACTACAAATGAGAATCCCAAATAAATTTAACGGATACAGCGCAGATGGTATTCGCTTATACAACGATCCAGTTAGTGCTGCCTTAGTAGCGAATGCAGTGGCTGCTGGTGCTGGTACATTAGGTACTGCTGCTGCTGCTGCGGCTCCTGCTATTGCCGCTGGAACTGCCGCTGCGGTTCCTCTTGCTGCTACTGCTGTTCCTCTTGCTGCTACTGCTGTTCCTGCTGTTGCTAGTTCTGTTCTTCCTGGTATTGTTTCTCAAGCAGCTCCTTCATTACTTGGGCAAACTGCTATGACTGCTGCTCCTTCAGCAATACCTGGCTTAATTAGTAGTTCTCCTGCTGTATTTGCTGGAGCTAATCCATTAACTACCGCAATGTCAACAGGAGCAAGTGGTTTCCCAATAAACGCCTCAATAGGTCAGTCTGTTGGTCAAGCTGCTCAACCGTCATTCTTTGATTCATTTAAAGGGTTTGCTAGAGAGAATCCAATGCTAACGCAAATGGGTTTTTCTACAGCTAAAGATGTTCTTACTCCAGATCAGATTAATCCTGCTCCAATTGTTCCTGTCCAGAGCAGAGGTAAATTAGCTCCTTACGATCCAATGGCATTTATGAATCCTTACCAACAAACTGTTATTAGCGGTCAACCGATTTCACTATTAGGGTGATATATGGCAATACAAGATTTAACTCCGTTCGGTACAGCTCCTAAATTCTATCAAGGATTATTGGGTGAGGAAGAAACTGCTGCGCTACAAAAGAAAGCTCAAATACAGGGCTTGCTAGGTGCTGGTCTTGCATTGGCTAAAGGCATGAGTTCGTATGGCCCTCCACGTTCAGCATTGCAAAACATTTTAGGTTCAGTAGCTGGTGGATTTGAGAGTGCTGGTGGCACTTATCAACAAGGTTTACAAAACTTCCAGACTCAGCAGCAATTACAGCAATTACAGTTACAAAGACAACAAGCAGCTATTCAGGCTCAACAACAACAAGCTAAAAATCTTGTAATCAGAAAAATGCAGATGGGTGAGCCATTAACGCAATCTGATTACGCTATATTGAATCCAGAAGAATACGCTAAGACTCAGTATGCTGCTGATTTGGCTGCTCGTGCTAGAGGTGTTCCTACACAACCTCAGCAACAACCACAACAGCAACCGCAACAACAAGTAGCTGCTCCTCAAGTTCAAAATATCCCTTTATATGGTGATATGGGTGAAGCACCACAAAATGCTATTGTTCCACAAAAAGCTGTAGAAAAAACATTGGAGCCAGTACCAGTTATAGCTAAACCAGACTATTCTCAAAAAATAGAACAAGCTGAGAGAGCATTTCAGTTTTACAATGACATGGGTACTAAAGAAAGTGCTGATTTAGCTACAAAAGCAAAAGACGAGGCTATATATTATAGAAATCTGCAAAGACAAGATCAGGCAGCAGAATCATCTATTGTTGGTTTAAAGAATGTGCATCAAACATTATTACCAAGAGTTAAAGCATTACAAGATAGAGCTGCATCAAATGTATTAACTGCTGATCAAGTTGTTGCTGAACAAAATGATATTTTAAAGGCAGACTCAAAGATACGAGAAGAATTAAGTCAAGATGTATTTAGAAATAAATTAAGACTTGCTGAAGCTCAATCTGGAGTTACTTACGAAACAAAACAACAAAGATTTGAGCGTGCATCAGGACTGCGTAAAGAATATCAGTCTAATCAAATTGTTAAAGATTTTGACCAAGTTAAAGTTGCTTACAATCAGATTAGTGGCGCATTAAAGAATCCGTCTCCTGCTAATGATTTGGCTGCTGCTACTAAGTTTATGAAGTTACTTGATCCTGGTTCTGTTGTGCGTGAGTCTGAACTTGGTTTAGCTATGGCTGCTTCTCCTGCTCTTGAAAGAGTTACTAATTATTACGAAAAATTAAAAACTGGAGAAAAGTTAACTCCTTCTCAACGTGAAGATTTCCGTAAATCTGCTGAACTTTTATATAAAGCATCTGAGAATGTTGTTATACCAAAACAAAATGAATTTAGAGATTTGGCTGCTGAAGCTGGTGTTAATCCTAACTCAGTAGTTATTTCAACTCCAACATCTCCTGCTGCAAGTGAAACTCAACGGGTTCCTTCTGGTGTTATTGTTAGAAAAATTAGG